CTAAAGCGATCACTACACTTCGAACCACAATAGCTAATGACCTGGCTAATCCGGGCGTATGGTCTACCTTCGCTTACCCGGCTCCTAATTTATTGGCTAATAGTGTTTCGATCATTCCGGCCGATCCGTACATAACTCCAACCAATAATGATTACAGTACGATCGCGCCTTTAGCTAACTTTAATATTTTAATAGCTGTACCTGCATTCGATAACCAGGGGAACCTAGCAGGTATAGAGGATTTCATAGTAGCGGTCTTTACCAAGATCGCTAATTCTAGCCTGGTTCTTAATGTTGGCACCGTATCTGCACCTAGCATTTTAGATGCTGCGAGCGGTCCGCTGCTAACCTGCCAAATTACAATTTCAACCCTAACTACTTGGAGCTAAAATGTCAGACGAATACGATATAAACCATAACAACTTTCTGGCCAGAATTGGACAGATAAAAGAAACACCAAAACCAAAGGCTGCGCCAACCGCAGAGAAAGAGGAATAACAAAATGGCCGTAATGCTTAACTCGAGCGTTGGCGTTAAAATCGCGACTGTAGATATTAGCGACCACGTATCAAGCGCAACACTTACACAAACCTTCGATGAACTCGAAGTCAGCACACTTGGAGATTTATCTCATAAATTTACAAAGGGTCTGGAATCAAGCACACTGTCGCTGGACTTTTTCAATGACTTTGCAGCTTCACAAATTACTACGTTACTGCAGACTAATTATGGTACTACAGTAACCGCAGTATTGATCCCGGTAAAAGGTACAGCTGTAAGCGCAACTAATCCGCTATACACCGTATCAATCCTTATTAATAATCTAACACCGATTAACGGTGATGTAGCTAGTATTAATAACTCCAGCATTACCTTTACTTGTAACTCAACGGTTGCATACGCAACTACAGGAACCTTCTAAGGAGCAATAATGGCAAAGCTAAAGATAACAAGGGCTAACGGCGAAGTTACCGAACATAAGATTACGCCGGGTGTCGAATATGCTTTCGAGATAAAGTGGCAGGCTGGTATTAGCAAAATGCTGCGCGATCACGAACAACAGACCCATATTTATTGGCTGGCTTGGGAGTGTTTACGCAGGGCCAATATCACCGTGCCACTTTTCGGCCCAGAGTTCATAGATACTTTGGACACGGTAGAGGTATTAGATGACGAAAAAAAATAACTGGGCGTGATTCACTAACTTTCAGTATCGCTGCGCTAAGCGTCGAAACTGGTATCGCGCCCAAGGAGTTTTTAGAAATGGACCCGGAGATGTTTGCAGCCATTATCCAGGTACTAAAAGATAGAGCTAAGGAGATTAAAAATGCCAGTAAACGTATCCGGCGTTAAACAACTCCAAAAAGCGATGCGCGACGTAGATCCGCAACTCAATAAAGAAATGTCTAAAAATATTAAATTTCAAATGCTTATTGTCCGTAACAAAGCCCGGGGTTATTTACCGGGCCAAAGTGAAGTATTAAGTGGCTGGGCTAGACCTACCGCCTCTACAGGCACTATTGGGTATAGGCCATTTCCACCATACGACTATGCAACAGCTAGAGATGGCATAGTTTATTCTGCAGGCAAAAATAAGCGTAATAGATCAGGATTTAGCGCAGCCTTTTATGTAGCTAATACCAAGGCTCCTGGAATGATATTTGAATGGGCCGGTCGCCTAAAGCAACCTTCCGGACCTGGATCTATAAACCCTAACGCACCTGAGCAGTTTAATTCCGCTGCTGAAATGTTAGGTACTATGAAAGGCCAGGGTAAACAAAGAGGCCGAGTGGTTTATCGAGCCTGGGATGAAACTAAGAACACTGTTATACCGGCTGTCGTAAATGCAATCGAAACCGTAGCTGTGCAGTTCAAAAAAGACACCGAAATTAAGAAGGTAGCGTAATGGCGAATATTGTCGTATCGGCGGTCAGTACCTTTGATAACAAGGGACTTAAAAAAGGACAGAAAGAAGTCAGCAAGTTTGAAAAGCAAGTAAAGAGCTTTGCTAAAGTATTTGCTGCTGCTTTCAGTGTTAGAGCATTAACTAACTACAGCAAGAAAGCGGTCCAGGCATTTGCAGCCGATGAGAAAGCGGCCAAATCGCTAGAGGTTCAATTAAAAAATACCGGGTACCAATTTAGCGCGCCGGCTGTAGAAAATTATATTGCGAACTTACAGAAAACTACCGGAGTACTTGATGACCAGTTAAGGCCGGCCTTTCAACAACTTTTGACCGTAACTGGATCAATCACTAAAAGCCAGGATGCATTAAGTACTGCGTTAAACGTAAGCGCAGCTACTGGTAAATCTTTAACAACTGTTACGACAGCCTTAGCACGCGGTTATGCCGGTAACACGACAGGCCTTAGCCGATTAGGTGCTGGCCTAGATAAGACCTTACTCAAATCCGGCGACATGAATAAAATCATGGCCGAACTTAATAAAAAGTTCTCAGGCCAAGCAGCAGCTAGGTTAGGAACTTACGCAGGTAAAATGGATCTATTGGCTGTCGCTTCGGCAGATGCCCAAGAAATCATAGGTAAAGGGTTATTAGACGCTTTAACTCTTTTAAGCGATGATAACACCGTAGAAAGTTTAGCTACAAATATGGAGGACTTTGCTACGGCTACCGCCGAAGTTATATTAGGATTAGCGCAAGTAATTAAAAAATTGAAAGAAATTACAACAATACCCGGATTAGGAAATGCTTTCGACGCTAGGAATATCCCGGTTATTGGCGCGTACATTGGCGGTCTAAGGCAAATAGGCAGAAATGCGATGCCTCAGCAAGATCGCGGTGGACAAGAAAGAACCGCCTCAAGAATATTCGTACAACAAGTTAAACAAGAAAAAAGAGTGGCAGATCAATTAGCCCGGGCCAGGGCCGAGGAATTACGATTGATTGCAGCTAAAAATGCTATTGAAAACAAGAACGTTAAAGAACTAGAAAAAAGATTTGATCTAGAAAGAATAGGATTAACGGCTGCGTTAAATAGCGCAACTGACGAAGAAACTAAATTACGTATCCAGGCTCAATTAGCTATTTTAGACAATAACGAAGCTTTGGCTAAAAAAATAATAGCTGAACTAGAAGCAACCGAGGCGTTAAGAAAACTAGCCGAACAGGCCAGATTAGCTGGAATGTCTTTAGAGGATTTTGCTCTATTTAGAGTTAAAACTTTAAATACCAAAATCGACGATTATTTACAAAATACGGCTTTACAAATGGTCCGGGCATTAAATGCTCAAATAGCTTCTTTTATTAATTCCTTAAGTGGCGTAACTGGTATTAAAACTAGCACCACTTCAAATATTCCTGATGGCGGAGTAAGTGGCTTTGCCGGTACTTTTGATCCTGCCCGAGTTAGAATGGGTGAGGAACGATCTATGGCCGATTTAAAAATTACAGTAGACACCGCTCAGACCGGTGATCGATTTGCTCAACTGGTAGCTGAAAGTATCCAAATAGCTACTAAGTCCGGTATCTCTTACGGTATAGCTGGCGGTCTGTAATGGCAGTCCCTACCGTAAACGCTTTTATTAACTTTTCGACAGGTCCAAGTTTTGCAGAGGCTATGATTCTAGATCAAGGAATCATAGGCACTAACATACTTTCAGGACCTGGTGCAGTGATCGTAGACGTATCAAATCAAATCAACCGGATTGAAACTAAACGCGGACGTAACGCCTTAATTGACGAATTTCAGACCGGCACTTTAACCCTGCGTATTGTTGATCAAAATGGGGACTTCAATCCCCAAAACCCAGCCAGTCCTTATTACGAACTTTTAACCCCAATGAAAAAGGTTCAAATTACAGCTACATACCTGGGCGTTACCTACCCTATATTTTCGGGGTTCATAACAAGTTACGTAACCACGTACCCTAAAGAGGCTGAAGAGGTAGCAATCACCACAATACAGGCCGTAGATGCCTTTAGATTGGCCTATAACGCACAAATCAGCACGGTGGTCAGTATGCGCGACGTAGATGCCGGTTTAACCACACTTCAGGCAGACCCTGGGACTAACCGGACAGCCTTACAAGCCCTTACTACCGTAGCTCAGTCCGAATATGGGGCGGTATATGTGGACGCGTATGGATCCTTTGTATTTCAAGATCGAAATGTAACAGCTACTTCTATCGGTGGAACTCCTACTTTATTCGCTGATGACGGCACTGGAATTCCTTATATGGATGCAGCCTGGACCCTGAACGACGTATTGATTTTTAACAAAGCCACAATTACCCGGGCTGGCGGTTCCGCCCAGGTAGCCACAAATCAGGATTCGATTGATAAATATTTCTTACACTCGTACTTTCTGGATAACTTATTGATGCAAACCGACGCGGTGGCTTTGGATTATGCCCAGGCTTATGTAGCTAGTCGGGCCGAAACTTCTATACGGTGCGATGCCATAGTCCTGGATTTGTATACACCTAATTACAATGCCGGCATAATTGCAGCATTAGATTTGGATTTCTTTGATCCTATTACAGTTTTAACTACACAGCCAGGCGGATCAACCCTGGAAAAGACCCTGCAGATTTTCGGCGTAGCAATGGCCATAACGCCGACTAGCTTCAAGACCACTTTCACCACGCTCGAGCCAGTCATCGACGCGCTGATTTTGGATAACAACATATACGGCCGACTCGACTACAATGTACTTAGCTATTAAGGAGCAATTATGGCAGCAGGTTTAGGTTTCAAGACCTTTACGACTGGCGAGGTTCTTACCTCCGGCGACGTAAATGGTTATTTAATGCAGGGCATTTTGGTATTTGCTAGTGAAGCAGCCAGAGATGCGTCTATCACTTCACCTCAAGAAGGGCAATTTGCTTTTACAAAGGATAATAATTCATTATGGTATTACACAGGATCTGCTTGGGCAGCGTCCGGTGCTACCGGCGATATTGAAGGCGTAACTGCTGGAGTCGGTATTTCAGGCGGTGGTACTTCCGGCACAGTTACAATTACTAACTCAATGGCAACAGCTATTGATGCTAAAGGCGATTTAGTCGTAGGAACCGGCGCAGATACTTTTGCTAGATTGGCTAGTTCCGCAACTAATGGTGATTTATTAACAGTCGATACTTCAACTGCAACAGGATTAAAATGGGCTACGCCGACTGCAGGTTCAAGCGGAATGACTTTGATTACCAACACTTCTTTCAGTGCATCATCAGCCGTCAATATAAATAATTGTTTTAGTTCTACATACAAAAATTACAAAATTATGACCTCTTATACAACTTCAAATAACTCAGGTTCGTCATTTCGTTTTAGAAATGGTGGTTCTGATATAACAACAAGTACTTATGCTTTTAGCCAAGTATATATAGCAACTGGTACTCAATTATTAGTAGCGAATAACTCGCAGCCTCAATTAGGTATTCTTGGCAATACAGCGGCTGGGGCAACTAATTATATGTTTTTTGAATTAACTGATGTATTTGCAAGTAGTTGTAAATTTGGAAGTTATTTCTGTTGGGCTGATAATAGCAATTTTGCTGAGGCTAATATGGGTCAATGGAAAAATCAAACTAATTCAACTTTTGATGGTTTCTCTATTTATCCAGGTGCGGGAACTATTACAGGTAGCGTACAAGTCTATGGATTGGCGAACTAATGAAAATACATGAGTATGATGTAATAACAAATGAAACAATTTTAAGAGATCCAACAGAGCAAGAACTTGCTCAAAAAGAAATTGATTTAGCAAATGAGTTAGCACGAAAAGCCGAAGCCGAGGCAAAGGCAAAGGCTAAGGCTGACTTGCTTAATAAACTTGGTATAACGGAGGACGAAGCAAGGCTGTTGCTTAGCTGATGACTTTAACAAGTCATAACGGCTGGCGCGCCTCAAAAGACCCGGACGAAATAGCTATCAAAAGTTACACCGTACTTGGGACAAAAACCAGGCTGCGCTGCGCCGAGGCCGTTGCACCCTTACTGATCGGCTTTGCTGCTGAGTTTCACAAACTAATCGAACCAATCGATGAAGGAGCTGTTGATGATTGGGGCTACGCATTTAGGCAGATTCGTGGATCAACAGACAAATTAAGCAATCACGCGTCCGGCACGGCCATAGACTTAAACGCACCTAAACACGCTCTTGGGTTAGTCGGTACCTTTCCACCAGAGAAAGTACC